TTGGCTTACACACGTTATTGCTGGTAGCGCTATTCACTTTGATGAATTTAAGCGTAACACTGGTGCAGTTGCTGCTAAGACCACTCCTGAAGCCCCTGTAGCCGTTAAGAAAGCTGCAGTTCCTGTCAAGAAAGCAACTCCTGCTCCGGTTAAAAAAGCTACTCCAGAGTCAAAGTAGTAAGCCATGCTTAGCGCATTTGGCGTAGATCACGGCTCTATTAGCAAGGCTGATAGAAAGCGTAGAGTAGGTCCTTCTACTGTGCCAGATTCTTTAGCTGCTATTATTCCTGGTAGTACTGTTAGATCTTATGAATACTCCCCACCAGGTAAAAAATTAAAGAACGCTTCTAGAAACTTTGGCGCTATTACTGCTGGTGGTTTAGCAGGTGGTGCAGTTGGAGCAACTTTAGCTGCGCCTTTAATTAGAAAAATACCTGTAAAAAGTGTTGTAAACGCCCCTAAATTTTTGCAGGGTAGAGGTGGCAACAAATTATGGGGTAACTCTAAAGCGTTAATTCCTAATGGTGTACAGCCTAAAGGATCACGAGCTAAACCAATACAGATAGAAGGTTCAGCTCTTAAAAATTACGCCCAAGCTGGAGCGTGGGGTGCGGGAAGCACTGCAGGTTCTACATTGTTAGGAACTAAGTCTTATAGAAAGATACGTAACGAAAATAGACAGTACCAGTAGTATTATTGTATAGATAGGAGAAGCAATGTCTTTTTCATATACTGGCGATCCTACTGATAGTCAAGTAAACTCGGTCAGATTTTATATCCAAGATACAGTATCTACGGATGTTTTACTTCAGGACGAAGAAATACAGTTTCTTATAACTCAGTGGTTTCCGCTTTCTAATTCTTTAATATATGTAGCAGCTGTTTGTGCTGAAATAGTAGCTTCTAAGTTTGCTAGAGAAATATCTACTTCAGCAGATGGTGTCAGTGTTGGTGCAGAAGCATTGCAACAAAAATACCAAACTTTGGCTGAGCAACTTAGAAAGCAATACATTAGAGAAGTTAGCGCTTCTTCTAGTGTTGAGTTTGCTTCTAAAATTTGGGATTTAGCATACGACGACTCAATTAAGCCATTGTCATTTTCTGTTGGTATGGACGATAATCCTGACGCTGGAACACAGCCCCCACCACGGGGATATGCGTCATATTACAACTATTACTACGGACATTAAATGGCTAGGCCAATAGGAGCGTGGTCTAAGCAGTACGCTAAAGAGTCTGCTGAAATCCACATGGACTCCGTTGTATCTATAGTAAAGCCGTCAGAAGTGTTCGCCCCTGATTTGACTGATGGTTATGCTACTGTTCAAGAGCCTATTGAATACATATATGAAGGACCAGCTCGTGTATGGGGAGCTAGTCAGTCTGGCGATTTTTCTATCGGTGAAAATGCTAGTTTTGCAACTAAATCTATTAATATCTCTATTCCTTGGGATACTGCACTTATCCCTAATGTGGATAATGTGTGCGAAATATTATCCTGCCCAGAAGATCAAGATCTAGTAAATAGGGCTTTTAGAATCACTGGAGTCACTGCTGGAGGATCAATTATGGCTACAAGGCGTTTAACGGGCGTTATGCTGGACGAGAACCGCGCATGGGGGTAGCGGGTCAGGCTGACCTTACAAGCCTCTTAAATAACCTCTCAGGGGCTTCTGAGGGTATAGATAGAGCTGCTGCCATGCTAGTGTCAAAAGTGGCTGAACAAGTTAAGGTAAATGCAGTAGCTTTAGCCCCTAGAAAAACCGGAACTTTGGCTAATTCTATCCAAGCTAGATATGAATCTAGTACTAAAGCCATAATTGAACCATCTGTACCATATGGCAAGTACTTAGAATTTGGTACAAAAGGACCTTATAAAATAAGTCCGCGTAAACCTGGTGGAGTATTACATTTCAAAGTAGATGGGAAATGGGTGTATGCTAAGTCTGTTATGCACCCTGGAATTAAAGCTCAACCATATATGAGACCAGCGTTAGAACAAGCTCTAGGCGATAAAGTAGAAGAATTGACTAAAAGCGGGGCTTTATTAATAGTTAAAGGAAATATCAATTAATGGCTTTTGAAAGAAGACTACTTACTAAAAAAGTCCAACAGGTAGCTGAAGGAATAGCCCCTGTTGGGTTAATTGATATACCCCCAAACGTTGGTTGGAACTCCAAAAGTACTAACACACAAAGTACTAAATTTAGACCTTTTGCCATTTTAGCCCCTGGATCAGCCTCGGTACTAAATACTGGTGGATATAGCAGGGATGAAAACGATTGGCGTTGTACATATACTTTAGCTTCATATGGCGTGAGTGTAGACCAAACTGAGCTTGTAGCCGATAGTATGAGGAACGCTATTGAAAAAATGACTAGTATTAGATTAGTATTAGAGAATAACTATTTAGTACAACAAGTAAGAGTTTCCAACGTAGGTTCAGTACAATCTGTTAATACAGCAGATTTACCGTACTATTTACAATTAGATACATACGAAATATGGATATCCAAGGAGATGTAATGATTCAACCTGAAGAAGTAGTTCCCGTTTTTGATTTAGTAGCAAACCATGAAAAGGTTATTGCGATGTTAAATGCTTTAGATGCAGCTCAAGAAGTACAACCAAATACGGAAGAAGCAATCGAAGCTATAGAAGAAGACTTCTTTGATATAGAAGAAGAAGAAAACGAGTACGAAGAAGAGTAAAGAGACTTTACAGGTCTGTCATTATAGTTATACGAAGACTCACGTTCCTTAAGGAGATATTATGGCTAGGATTATTCCTAATGCTAATACATGGATAGGTTTTTATCCATCTACTACTGGTACAATTTCCACTATTACGGCACCAACAACAACTCAAGTTAATGCTGCCATTAACTTAACACCTTTTGTTATTAGCCTTAACGCAAGCGCTCAGGGTAACACTGTTCCTACCCCGTCGTTTGACACTTTGTTTGAAACCACTATAGTTGGTACGTCTCAGGCCACCTTCACGGGTGACTTTTACCGTGATTCAACTACCGACAGTGCGTGGGCCGCGTTGGCTCGCACCACCACCGGCTGGTTTATTATTTCTCGCTTTGGTGGTGGAGGTACCTACAAGGAACCTAACGTCGCTACTAACAAGTGCGAAGTGTGGCCTGTGACCGTCACCTCAAGAGCTATGACTAACATGGCTAACAACGCAGTGATGACCTTCACTGTGAATTGCGCAGTAACCGCTGCACCAGCTGAAAGCGCTGTTGTAGTCTAATTGAAAGGAATCGTCAATGCCCAAGGCGACTGAAGGAACTACGGTTGAAGCACGCGCTGCCCAGCGTGCTGATTCCAAAGCAACAACTCTCTCATTATTGAGAAACAAGAAAAGAGCTCAACGGGAAATAGTCTTCGAACTGTCCGGTGAGGATGGTAAGCCCGTTGAAGTTACGTTGGTGTTTAGAGCTATTGGTACGCAAGATTATGATCGTTTGCTGACCAAGTTCCCTCCAACTATTGAGCAAAAAGCTGAAGGATCTAGTTACGATATTAACAGATTCGCCCCTGAATTAATGTCTAAAGTATGCATTGAACCAGAAATGTCCTCTAAAGAATGGGCAGAGATCTGGAATTCTCCTGATTGGAACCGTGGGGAAACTATGGACCTGTTTGTGGCTGCAGTGGAGATCTGCAGCAGAGGTCTGAAAGCGGTCCCTACTTCAGAGCTAGGCTGAGGTACGACTCTCAGTTCTGGCTCGAAATGAGTTATTGTAGCGAACATGGCATACCACATTCAGAGTTTATGGAGTGGGATAGTGATGATAGAGAAAAAGCTATTGCCTACAATATGGAGAAAAATTCTCGTTGCCAAATGTGCGGTACAGCACCTTGGGAATGGGACGAAGATAAGCGAGCATACGAACCAGTAGAAGACATTTGCTGGGGTTGCTATTATAAAGATATAGCGCAGGAAGAGTCAGGTAAAGGATTACCTGGTACATCAATAAACCTAAAGCCCACAGGTGGTGTAGAACACGCTCAACGACTTGTAGCCTCGCAACAAGCTATGGAGGAACCAGATGGCGACTGACGAGCAAACTAATGCTCAGATTGTCGTATCTGCCGATACAACTCAATATCAACAAAGTGTCCAAGCTGCGACTCAAGAAACCAGTAAGCTTAATGAAGCTGTTGGTTCCTTGGGTCGTAGTCTTGATGGTATAACTAGTAAAATAGGAAAGCGCCTAATATTTGGTGGTGGCGCAGCTCTTGTAGCTATTGCAGCTGCAGCAAAGACTGCTGCTGATTATGACAAACAACTTTTTGCGCTTAAAGGTACTGCAGCTTATGCTGGAGAAAGTGTAGATAAATTAGGTAAATCTATTACAGATATATCTAAAAAGTTTCCGGTAGCACGTGGCGAAGTAATAGGCTTATACGAGAGCTTTACAAAATTAGGACAAAAAGCTCCAGCAGAATTAGAAAAGCTTTCTAAAGCGTCTATTCTTCTAAGTGGCGCTACTGGTGAAAATGTAAACGCTCTAGCGTCTTCCCTTGGTGAGTTAAACCGTTCTTTTGGAACTTTAAACTCTACTCAATTCGAACGTTTTGGATCAGCTTTAACAAATGTAAGCAAATTATCAGGATCTTCTGCTGTTGGAATTGCTTCCTTCGCTCAGTCTCTTGCCCCTATTTCTAAAGCAGCAGGAATAACTGAAACTCAAGTATTGGGTATATCTGCAGCATTCAGCGCTGCTGGCGCTGATGGTTTTGCAGCAAGCAACACGTTCAACACTATCGTTGCGGATATTACTAGACAAATTCAGTATGGATCGCCAGACATAGCAAAATATGCAAACTTGCTTGGTAAAACTTCTAAAGAATTTAAATCTTTAGGAACTACTGAAGGTGTTACTCAGTTATTTGAATACATTAGCAAGCAAGGTCCAGCTAGCATTAAAATTCTTGATCAGCTGGGTATTGATGGAATTAGAGCCTCTAAAGCTATTACAGCCGTTGCTCAACAAGGTGGTATCAGAAAATACATTGCTGGCGCTGAAGCCGGATATGACAATCCAGATAAAATGAAAGAAATTGGTGCTAAAGCTTTTGAGAATTTAAATACCTCAGTAGATGGAATTAAAAAATCTTTTCAAGAAATTGGGGAGGCGATTGGGTCTACATTTTTACCTGCTGTTGCATCGGTAGCAAAAGTAATAGACAAAATATTGCAACCTATAGCTTCTATAGTTAGATTATTGTTTGATAATCCTATTGCTAAAGCATTTGGTTCTGCGACTACAGCTATTGCTTCTGCTGTAGTAGTTTTAGGAACTTTTTTAACTGCACAAAAAGCTTTAAACGTTATTGCTAGTGTAGGATTTGTTGGAAAAAGCACACCTGTACAATCGCTAATTGGTGGCTTTAGAGAAGGTAGAGCAGGGGCTGCAGGTCTTCCATTCGTACCAAGAAATGCTACTGAAGCAGGTGGGGCAAGCGGATTACTGGCTGAAAGAAGACCTTATAGCGGTGTTCCATTTTGGAGATTAGGAAACGCATTTGGAGGAGCTAGCGAACCTGGTGGCGCAGTTACAGCTGGTGGTCTAGCAAGAAGAGCTCTAGTAGGAACCGCTAATTTAGGTACTGCAGCAGTTAATACTTTTGGAACTCGTTTTTATAATGATTCTGCAAATGATGGTATTAATAGAAACGGAACTTTATTCGGCGGGGATAAAATACAAAGAGATCCTCTATCGTTTAGAACTGGTTTACAAAATGGTTTAAATGTTGCTAGAAGTAATGCTGGAAGTTTTATATCTAACGCTACTGATAGTACAAGCACTAGTATTATTTCTACTGCTTCTAGAGTTTCAAATACAGCTGGAAGCGTATCAAAAAACGCTGCTACAGCTGCGAACACATATACAGGTATAGCAAAAAACGCTGCAGCCGGTGTAGAAAAATCAGCTAGTGCTTTGGCAACTGAAGCAGATTTATTAAAAGCTAAAGCTGCTACTTCTGCTGCATCTGCAGATTTACAAAAAACAAAAGCCGCTGCGGGATTTACTACCGAATTAGCTAAAGACCAACTTAGATTAACTGCTACAACTACCGAAGTTAACGCTGCTTTATTAAGATTGGCAGGAGCAGCTACTAAAGCAGCAGGAGCTCAACTTGCTGGTGCAGGTAAAAATGTTGCTACTCTTGGATCTACTCTTGGCGCTTTTGGCTTAAATAATCCATATCTAGTTGGAGCAGCAGTAGCATTTGCTGGTTTTCAAACTTATAAAAATATGGAAAAAGCAAAAGAAGCTACTACTGATCCAGAAAAGCTATTTGGTTTAACAAAATATGACCAAGCTCTTGGTATTTCTTCTAAATCAGTTTTTTCGTTTACAGATACTTTAGATAAAGCTAGGGCAAGTCTTGAAAGTGTTAAAGGGACAGAACAAAAATATCAAGAATCTAAAACAGTCACTAATCTTGATGTAGTTTCTTCCAATAAACAAAAAGACTATACAAATGCGCAAGTAAAAGAATTAAAATCTGTAGATCAAGCAAAAGCTTTTTTGAGTTCTTTAGGAAATATTACTCCTGAAGAATTAGCTCTAATTAAATTGGATCTTCTTAAGAATAAAGATCTAGGTGGCGCAAAAGGCGTTGAGTCTATATTATCAAGTTATTCTCCTAATAAAACTTTTAATGATTATGTAAAAAATATTTCTGTTGGTAAAAATTTAAACGCTGCTTATGCCGCTCAAGGGGAGCGAAATTTCTTCAAACGTGGTTTTATAAGTGGAGACGCGCGTACTTCTATTGATGCTGGTTTTGGTGGAATAGATACGGGCGCTACTGCTATTGAAAACCAATTTGGAGCCCAAGCAGCTACAGCTTATAGACAGCAATCTTATAGGGATGCTTTCGGTGCTATAACAGCTAACCAAGGTACGGCAGGCAAGAATAACGCTTCTGGTGGTAAATCTACTGTAACAGAAGTTGCGCTAAAACAATTTGCTAGTAGTATCGGTCTTAAATCTGGAGAATTAAGAACTAATGTTATTGGGGGAGAGGGCGGTAGTTTATTTGCTAATGACGCTAAAACCCCTGAAGAATTAGCTCGTATTCTTCTTGAGGCTAATAAAGACAACGCAGAAGTAACTGACAAACTTGTCGCTGCAGGTTTAGGAACGGTTGATGCTCAAGGAAAAGTCACTGTAACAACTGGCGCGGATTTACAAAAAAATCTTCAAAAAGCTTTATTAGGTAGCGATGTAGGAAGTTTTGATAGTACTTTAGCTAAAACCTCAATAGGCAAAACTTTATTAGGCGATAAAAATATACAAACAGGCCAATATGATAATAAAAATGCGGCTTTATCTGCGTACCAAGAAGCTTCTTTAAACCCAGAAAATATTAGAAATCTTTCCAGCGCGATTTTAACTGCTGGTGGTTTTAATCAAAGCACTAATGATACAACTAAAATACAATCTTCTTTAATAGAGCTTGCTAACGGAATTAACGATACTACTAATGCAACTTATAAATTTGCTTTAGCTCTTAGAGATGCAGTTGTACAAATAGCTAGTTTAAGACTAACTGGTACCTCTAGCTCGTCTACACAACAAGGCGCTCGTTTAAATAACTTCACGCAAGCTGCTTATAACCAAAACGATCCTAACGCTTTTCTTACTTTTCAAACTAATGCAGAACAAGAAGCTGCAAACTTACGACTCATGTTTATTAATCAAATTAAGCAATACGAAGCTTATAATAGGGCAAGAGCTAATTCAGAAGCAGATTTTCAAAAAGGTGTTACCAGAGCTAAAAATAGTTTTAATCTATCTTTGGCTAGACAAGACGAAGATTATCAACTTTCTAAAGATCGTCAAGAAGAGGATTATAATTTACAGCGTAAATATTCTATAGAAGATTATAATCGTGCTCGCGCAAGGGCTGAAGAAGATTTTCAAAAAGGACAAGCTAGAGCTATAGAAGATTTCAACAAGTCTCGTATGCGTTCAATGCGAGATTATAATAAGCAGCTAGCTAGAATGGTTGAAGATTCTGCTTCTAGCATGTACGACCCTTATCAAAGAATTACCGCTAGAGTAACTTGGGATGGTCGTAATTTAATAGCTAATATGCAAGAGCAAGCAAGAAAAATTAGAGAACAAGTAGCTAATATTGAAAAGCTTAAGCAAGCTGGATTAAGTCAACAAGCTATTGACCAATTAGGCTTAGCGGATGCTTCAAACGCTCAACAAACTGCTTCTTTAGCTAGCCAAGTTGGAGCTGATCCAACATTAGCTGCTGGTCTAAATCAGGCAGCTGGTTCTAAGCAAGCATCGGCTCAGGAATTATTAATTAATGATTCCAATAAAACTTACCGGCGCATGCGAGACGACTTTAATCAATCGTTAGCAGATTCTGCATCAGACTTTAAAAAAGCTATGGAGCGCCAACAGGCAGATTACTCGTTGGCTCTCACAAGACAAGACAGCGATTTTAATAGAGGACTTGAAAGAGGATCTAGAGCGTTCAATAAAGCTAGAGAACGTTCTGATGCCGACTTTACTAAAAATAGAGAAAGAGCAATTAGAGATCAGCGTTTAGCTTTAGCCCAGCAAAGAACAGATTACTTAACTGCTTTAGCTAGAAATAAAACTGAATTTGATGCTGCTAATGAAGAAATATTTGGTTCTCTTGAAACGCTAGCTGCAAGATCAGGTAGAGCAATTAAAGCTTCTAATACTAATACTAAAAATGCAGTTATAGCCAATAATGATGCTATGGTTAAAAATACTCAAAAAGCTATACAACAAGTACAAGCTTTTCAAGATGTTAATACCTGGAACTCAGATCCAAAAAACGCTGGTTTTGGAAATAAAGTAATCTGGTTACCAGGCCCAGGAGGCGGTACTAAGGGAGGTTCTTGGTATTATCCACCAGGTTATTCTGGAGGAAGATTAAATAGAGACCGAAATGGAAATCCTTTAGACGATAACGGTAGAGGTATGGCTAAGGGTGGCATTATGACCAATAGGCAAAGAGTTAACTTTGCTGAAGATGGTCCTGAGTTAGCTATACCTTTGAACCAGCAAGGTATTAACTTTCTCAAATCATACATAACTCAATCTGTTTCTAAAGATGCGATTAAGCAGATGATGGTTGGAAGCTATGGCTCCCCAGTAGAATTTAAGGGACAGGGCAATGTGTACAATGACAACTCTACGCAGGTTAATGGTCCTATAACAGTTGTTAGCAATGATCCTAATGATATGGCTAATAAGATAGCTGCTAAGGCTCGTTACAACCGACTAACTTCAAGGAAATAAAATGGCTAGCAAACAAGTTGACCCAATAGGTCTCAATGTCTTTGATGTAGCTATAGAAGAGGCAGACGGTAACTGGTTGAGCTTGAACGACCATTCTTCGTACACTATCGGCGGGGATAGTTTTCAGTCCTCGTCTCAGCAGTTTAGAAAGCAAACAGTATCTTCACCATACGTAGATGGAACTTACCAAATTAGCGCTAGACCTGAAAATGCTACTGAAAGAATTGTAGTCTATGTCGGAGGCGATACTTGGCAAGATTGCCAGAACAATATATACCGCCTAATAGAAGCTTTCACTCAGAATAAATATCTTGTCCGAAGGGATATTGAGACTAACAGAGAGACTTGGACTTGTTGGACAGCGGAATACGAAGTACAGTCTGGTAGGGTGTATGTACACAACAGATATGTACCTGTTAGTCTATCTGTCCCAAGATTACCTGGAATTGTAGTGTCGGAGAGAACTTATGAGTAGCATTTCTAATTATGGTAGAGGTTACATAACCAAAACCTTGTTTGGTAGATCTTTAAATCCAAACGGTACTTACTTTATCGCAGCTCTTAAAAGCTCGCCAAACTCGGCTAGTACTGGGTCTACCTTGAATGAGCCAACCGCTGTTTCTTATGCTCGGGTAGCTTACGCTAACACTTCTGCAAACTGGTCTGCATCAGGATCGGGTTCAATAACTAATACTAACAAAATCAAATTTAACGTAGCTACTCAAGATTGGGGCTTGATAACTCATTACGCATTATGTGACTCTTTTTCTGGCGGTAATTTGTTTATATTTGGTACGTTAACTACTAAATTGTTTATAGCTAACGGGGATAATTTAATTATTGATTCTTATGGAATAACTATCTCGGTAAATAGCTAATGACTAACAAAAATACAAAAGCTACTGCTGTAGCCCTATCTATGTCGGTTCATTGTAACGCAGAAAAAATAATAGAATATGTTCCTTTAGAAATAGAACCTATAAAAGCAGTTCGTTTCAGCACTACGGATTATAGAATAGAGCAGGGAGTAGCTAAAGATGCTCCATATTCAGAGGTAAATGCTCAGGTATTAATTAGCGCTACTGGGGAATATATAAACTCTGATAGACCTCTACCTGTAGAAGTAGACACAGCATCGGATTATAGATTCCTACCTGGTACTAATGTTTCTAGCACCGAATGGAAATCTGAGGAAGCATCTAATATCAAGTTTACCTACACTTCTTTGAAAGCTCCTGAAAGTGTTGATTTAACTTGGAATTCGGGCAAAGAGGAAATTACTAGAACCGGATTACGGCTTGATAGTAACAACTCAGAATTACTAACCTCAGACTTTAGTATTATGGGAAGTCAAACAGATTATGCTATTTCTATCGTTTACCACGCTAGACCAACAAGTGGTAACACGTCTTGTACTTTAATTAGCACTAACGGTTCGTCTAATCCTTGGTTAGTAAAACTGATAGCGGAACGGGTTATTTTAACGTCAAGCGAAAATCCATCAGACTTATCTAATTCTACAACGGTTAAGAACCCAAACTGTTTTAGGCAAAGTACACCACAGATATGTGTTATTTTAGTACAGAAAGAATATATTAAATTACATTTTTTATCTAAGACCCAAGGTTACACTACTAGTAGTATTAAAGTAAACTATTCTAATGAACAGCCTTTAAGTTTTTTGATAGGATCTGACGTAAACGATTTGACTGATTACGCAGATTTAGTCATACACGAAATAAATTTTTATAATTCTACATCCTTTAACTTCAGCACATCTTATTTGATTAAAAAAATTGAGCAAGCTTACGGAGTTGCATAATGGTAATGCTAAACATAGAGGAGTATTACTCCCTGGGTAGATTTGCTCTTGTAGTTACTACAGATGGGCAATCTGAAGACATTACTTTGTTTAGAGAAATAGCTACTCAAATTTCTGACTACAGTAAATCAGATCCATTTGGTGATAAAAGTTTGCAATTTAATCTTCCACAAATTTCTTCGCTTGATACTCTTGGTATCGGTGATTTGTGGTGGTGTAAGCCTTGGTCGGATATTAACTTGTATTGGATACCAAAAGACGATGAAGCTTTGCTGCAGGCGTGGGTGGATAAGTTAGAAGATGACGGATACGCTCCAGATAGCGAAGACACTTTATTGTACGCTCAACAACTGATCAGCGAAGGCCAATACCCAGCAGGATATGATTTTAATAGAACTTTGGTATGGGCTGGTTTTATAGCTTCTTTTGCTAGAGAAAGCAGTGAGTCTAGTTCGTCTTTAAAGATTGAATGTAAAGGTGCTTTATATCAACTGGATAATTACGTATCACAACCAACTAACCCAGTAAGACCAGTGCCTTATGAAATAATTATAAAAGACGCGTTTAGTAGATCAGATAAACCAGACTTAAAAACAAAAGAACTAACCACTACGTTTCCAAGCAATTGGACCACTACGGCCCCCACGTATGCACCAGAGTTAAACTATCTAGCGCCGTTAGAAGTTAACCCAGGCGATAAATGGTCTGGATTGGCTACTAGATCAACTGGTGACTGGAGCCCATTATTAACTGGGTATGTTCAAAACCTGTTATCTGTAATGTACACTGGCACTGGTAGCCAATGGACTATAACTAACAAGAACGGTAGAGAGCCACATTTATTTGTTCGTGAGCGGATTAATAACCCCGACTCTGAAACTTTGTTTGTTGATGTTATTTCACCAGGAGTTACAGCTAGCTTAAGCCAAGATTTTTCGCAGGTAGCTAACGTTGTATACGGGCAAGGCAAGGACTACGCAGGAAGTGAGTTTTCTAACGCTGTAGGCATAGTGCCGTCTAATGGTGAAAACACTATGAAATCTTCGGAAACTGTGGCTTACGACCCATTTATAGCCATCCCAAAGGTATATCCAGCTTCTTCAGATAATTTAAAATACGATCCTAGTTCGATAAGAAAAGAAGTGCATCAGACATTTCAGGATGGTCTAACTTATGTAGAGGCTACCGAAGTAGCCCGCCAGTATTTAACTCGTTTTAGTGAACCTGGATGGGTTGGTAACATCACCTTAAAAATTGATCCCGTACTGGACACAAATAAAATTTTTGCTCGTTTTCTTATACAACCAGGTATGCGTATAGTACTCAAAAACTTTAATGGTAGCGAAAAAACTATTATGTTTCACATAGCGGATGTTTCTATTAACGTAGATAGCGCTACGGTCAGTTTAACTGTTGATACAAAATATAGAGATCTTCTTACTATTGAAGAAGTAAGGGAACGAGGAAGAGACGCTCTTGAAATAAGACGGTTCTTAAAAAATAATAGATTAAGACTTCCTTTTGATGATTATTTAAAACCTTGGGACTATAACCAGGGTTCTGGTTTAATCCCATATTACGCAAAGCCTTTGTTTGACAAAATACCTAACTCGTCTAGATTTCCGTGGACAGAGTTTACTAAACAATATCCACCTAAAGATAAACCGCAATATTACATAAAAGTTGGTAAAAAAAATGTTGTTGACTCATCCTATAATTGGGGAGGAGATTACAACGCAAATGAAACTGCGGATGGAGATAGCCTTGTAACTGCTGCCCCAATTTTACTGGCAGCTAAAGGAACTGTTGATCTAACCCAAATAGCTGCATACGATAAAGACGGTAATGTTAAACCTGTCAGTTTCCACGCTAGTATTTATAAAGTAAAACAACTATCTCCTCAAGCTCTACCAAAAATACCAATAGTACAGTTGTGGGCAAAAACATTAACGTCAACTTCTTCACATAATATTACTACTGGTAGTAAAACATTTCTTACTTCTGATACTAGTTATGCTTCAGCGGGTCAATCTGTTTTAGTTACTTTTGCAGGATCTATTATTGGAGTTCCAACACTTAGATCTTCTACTGGGACCACTAGAACTATAACTATTAGTAGCCACAAATTTAATACGGGCGAAACTATTACCGTTCAGTTGGAGCCATATAATTCTAGCTACGATGGCTCGTTCACCATTACTGGTACTACAGCAAATACAATTACTTACTCGGGAACTGATGAATTGGTTGAAGAATCTACTTCAGCTACAGGAAATGTTTATCTTGCTTCATCTAAAACACTAACCGGAACGATAACTAGTTTAGTAGCAGATACTTCTATTACCGTTAACGTTACATCAGTTGTAGGTTCTGGAACCGCGTTATATCCTTGGGATATTAAACCTACTTCTGGAATTGGATCTACAGACACTAATATTTTAGTAACTGGAAACGCTAATAACTGGCCTAGAGTTTATCCATTTAATGCGGTTATAAACCCAGACAGCACAAATCCTGAAGAAATTACTGTTAGTAGCATGTCTTCTTATAACTCAGATGGCGTTAGATTTAATGTAGTTAGAGGACAAAATAGTACTACTGCAAGAGCTCACTCTTTTGGATCTACAGTGCATAATAAGGCTATTCCTTATCGCCCACGACAATTAACTGCTACACCTGTTGCTGGTTCAACTTTTCCAAATGTTGCGTTTAGTAATAAAACTACTACAGGTAAAACTTATACTGTAGATAGCACTGCTGGTTTTCCTGATAAAGGACATTTTTATTTAGACTATAATAAAAACACAAATGTTGACGGTATACTTGTTGTAGCTTATACAAGTAAAACAAGCACTACTTTTGTTAATTGCAAGCTGGTAGATTTTTATACCAATGGGCAAAATTTATTCCAAGACTATGGAAGTACGGCTATGCCAGATCCAATAATTCGTTTGGATATTACACAACCATACCCATTTTACCCAGGTGCTTTTGAAAGCATTAACGAAGACGGTACTCAAAAGAGCGAAACGCTTTCTACGGCCCCAGACAGCCTTGTAATCGGATGGGGCAACTATTACCAACGATCTGGCTATTACCCTGGTCTAATGACCTCTGGATCGCCTAAAACAGGCAAATTGGTAGATGAAGAAGACTGGGCGTTTGATACTACTGAATTCCTGGACCCAACTAAAGTTGGTAATGGTATTAATGACTCTCCAGCTATGCACTATATTTATATATATTGCGACGATCATACAATAGACGAAGACGTATATTTTCTAGGTAGATTATTCAAGAAACAAACTACAGGTGGTTAAAAATGTCTGCAACATTTAGCGACAAGCAAGTAAACAACTGGTTTAGCGATATATCTAATGTATGGCTAAGTTTGCATTATGATGACCCAAGTGAGACTAGTGGTGTGTATAACGAGGTATTTGGGGGTTCGTATAACCGACAGAACGCCTCTTTTGGAGCTAGTTCTAGTAGAACCATCTGGAACTCTAACCGAGTTACTTGGAGTGGATTACCAGCCAGCGAAATAGCTTTTATAGGAGCTTGGGAAGACGATGAATCTGGTGATTTAATATGGTCTTGCCCAGCTCCATTAGATCCTAACGGTAGAATCATCAAAGTGGACACTGGAAAGAGCTTTACTTTGCCAATTAGTTCAATTGCTATCACTATTTCCTGAAAATGGCATAAAAAAAGGACAGCCCCCGAAGGGGCTGCCCAATTTATTTTTATGAACAACAATCGTCAGCTTGCTCTTTATCTCTATAAGTACTCTCACATTTGCTGCAATGCCATATTGATGTAGAGAACTCTACATCATCGCTATGAGATAACGAGAGAATGATATCGTCGTTACTGCCATCCCTAGCCCAGTCGCCTTCGTATACGTAATTACGATCACAACGAGGGCATTCCATAAGCCAAAACTCTTGCAATTCATTATCTCGGCTTACTTCTCTATCTAAAAAATCACTGTAATACACATCGTGTAAAGCAAATAAATGATTAAATATCCAACGAGTAACTGGATACCATTCTTCGCAGTTTTCGCATAGAACAGTGAGTTCATTTTGAGCAGGATAGCCTTTCACGATTCGCCTTCTTTGCCGTATAAGTACCCGACAATAACACCATAAAATATGGCTGATTCAACGCTTGATTTAAGCAATAACGCGTGCAAAATGTCGTCTACGCTTTGTCCTTCTTCTAAATCCAGATCAGATTTATGAACGGAAGCGTGAAGACTTTCAGCTATTGTCTCTACAAGCGCTGGAGCTTCTAACTCAGCAAAACGATGAGCAGCCATATAGTCTAGACTCTTTAAATCTACTAGACTATTTAACTCCCCATCCCATTCCATGTTGTTGTGGCGAAACTGACCCATAGCTTCTTCAACGTTATTAGGCGTGTTATACCCACGCTTATTCATATTAGAAGCAATGGAGTCGTTTAGACTCTCTGAGATCCTTAGTAGATCTTTTACCACAGGATCTTCTTGATTGTTTTTGATTTGATTTAAAAGACTAAAAAGCATATCTTTTAATTCGTTGTCATCTATATTTTCGTGTTCGGTTCCCAATTAATGTTCCTCCATACTTTCAAAGAAACTTCTAACGCAAGTTTTTCTAAATGAGAATAAACTGCGTCTTGGTTTCTAGTCTCTGTTGTGTTTTGCTTTTTACTGTTCAAAACAAGAGAAAGAGCCGAGAGACTTAAAGATATCAATGCAGATACGATAATGTCTCCCGACCCTTTCGCTATTGTATGTTTGGTTACGGTAATTTGTTTTTCGTTTAGCAAATTAGAAGCTGCATTATGCAACAACCCAATTGTTGATTTGGAAATAGCAGCAACTTGATCTGAATTTAAACGAATCATATATTACCTATCCGAGGAACCTCAGACTAATACCTTCTTCACCAGCCAACGCTTTAATGAGACGAATTTTCTCCGTCTCCGTTAGGTTGATTAGAATAGACTCTTCTGAAGGACCCTCTGTATTGAAATTGGGTGTGTAATTGGAACCTTCATCGTAGTTTGGTTGAGATGTTTCTACTGCATGAAGAGAAGAATAATAGAACCCAGCAATAAAGCTGCGAGCGATTAAACTTCCAACATATGATGCAATTTTGATCTCTGCTTCTTCATCTTCGTCATCAATAGAACCGATGTATTCAAATACACCACCTACTGACTGGTCAATGAGATTGTCGAAATCATCAACAGAATCTTCAGAAATAATATCCAGAAGATTTTCTTCACTAACTGATTCAGCATCCATAAATGCCTTGTACAACATATCTTGGTCTTCCATTTTTGCTCCAGTTTAGTGTAGTTGAAAAACGATTACTTTTCTGAGGTCAAGCGCCGAAGAACATCGGCACTGACATTCAAGTACTCTTCGTCACCATTGTTGAATGTAGCTTCGGTAACGTTAACCGTCTCTTCACGGACATACTTGCGAATCAAGTTGTCCAACACGGCTGGCTCTGGACGGTTATCTGCGTTATCCACAGTCAACTGCCATTGCTCACGCAAACGAGAAGCAGCATCAACTAGGTTCTTAGTTGTAAGAACATAGCTAAAATCAGCTTCTGATTCAGCCTTGATTCTTGCAGTAACAAAATCGTTAACTGCTTGCGTAGTAGCATTTGGATTAGATCCTAAGAAGTCAAGACGAACTTCGTCCGTCCAATCAAAGAACGCATATCGCTTAGCTAGATCAATAACCAAAGCCATAAAGCTTGGGCTGTAGTGCTCACAGTTTGTAAACACTTCGCTGTAGTCAATGTCAGCCTTAAGCTGAGCCTTGCCTACCTTAACTTGAATCAAGTGGGTCAATGCTTCTTGATCCAGATCACCAAAGACCAGATACGTGTGCAGACGACCAGCACGAATCAATCCTGGGTGGATGTTCTCAGGGTGGTTAGTAGTCATCATGACTGATACTGGGTGACCCTTTGAACGCATACCATCAAATGCCTCAAGCAGATTGGAAACTACTTGCTGATCTGGGGTATTAGCAATAACATCCAGATCCTCGTAGAACACGACAGCAGGAGAGTAGATATGAGCCAGACTCATAACTTCCTGTAGGTTGTCCTTACCAGGTCGTGCCTGAATGAACGTCCAGCCATTCTCAACAGCAACCTTAGCGGTCAACATTGCTGCCGAAGTCTTACCAGTACCGTAGCCACCAGCAAGAAGTGAAATCCAACGCAACGGCTGTCCATCTTCTTCATACAGAGATGGGTAGCGAAGTGGGTTCCAGATTTCAGCTTCCAGAGCAATGTCTACATCGTGCTTGTAAACGTACTGCTCACGGTTGATTCGGCTAAGGTCAATGAACTCTGGCATATCTGCACCAGTAATAGCCTTACCCTTGTAGATTGAGTACTCACGCAAGTAAGCTTCAATCTGGTTCATCAAACCACGAGCTGCTTTTTCGTGCTTCTTAGGCAACTCGATGTGTAGTGCAAACAGCGCACCAAATTCAGCATCACGGCTTTGACTCAAAGTGAATACCGCTTGCATGTCTGGGACCTCTAACTCGCCCCAAGGAACCTCAATGGTCTCATCAACACCAACGTTGATAGTGATTTTCTGAGGCGGAATCTTGCCACCAAATGGAGTATCAATACCCTTACCAAAACCAGGGTATCCGAACGTTTGCTGGAGCACAGTAGCAACTGCATTAGCACCATCCCACGGACGGTACTTGTACTCCCTAGAAATAACTGCCTTTTCTCTTTCCTCAGCAGCAGCCTTAGAGAAGATTTCTGCTCCAAGTGCGTACTCGCTACCTGCTGGCTTAGCGTAGAACTTTTCAGGGTGATCCTGAATACCGCTAGAAACTGAAGTGTATTCCGACACTTCCTTGTCTAGTTGTGCAAGCAATTCCAAGATCTTCGCTTGGTTTGCCTTGTTGCTTGAGATAATTTGGTGACTCATAGTTTACTTCTCCTTGTTTTGTTAGTTGTTGTTTTGTTCGTTGGAAATTTCGTCCATAGCTAGACGAAAACATTCGTCGCAATTACTGCGAGATGTAGAGTGATGTACATGCATAGAGATAGTAGGCTCTAATAAAGGCTGGCCTAATTTTGCTTGTATAACACCTTTGACATATGTTGAAATATCGTTGAATATCTCTTTCATGATTTCAGGATCAGCGATATTAGGATCTGAAACCTTGTTAAGGTCAATTGTAATCCGATCTGGCATTTCTCCTACTTTCCAACATGGTTGAGTTGACTTGATTGTGTAGTAGCCCAAATACGTGCTTCGTTAATTGAGCTAAATATCTCCGACACTTCGCCGGTTTCGTTATTCATTACTCTCCAACCTTTCAAGGGTGAAATCTTTCCTTGAACAGCAGGAGTGATTAAGTATTGTCCGTCTTCAGATAAATAAACGGACAATGCTGATTGAGGAGAATTTAATCTCGTAAACGTATTAATGTTTATCTCCTTTCAATAGTTTTTCAAGTTCATCATCAAAGTTTTCACCAATAGCATCTTCTACTGCTATCTCGTGAATTGCCTTGAGATGTTGTACCAGATCTATACCCATTTCTAAGGCTATAGATCTTATAACTTTGTATTGCTCGTACCATTCACTTGAATCATGGAGAAACTTCCAACGTCTCTCGTCATTCTCGTGAAGATCTAGAGTCTCAGGAAACGGAAACTCTAGACGATTTAATAGAGACAAGGCTTGTCTGACACCATGCCACCCAAGTAAATCTGAGGAACCATCAGGATCACAACCAAATTCTTCTTTGAATTTCATTGTTGATTCCATTCTGTCTTTTGCAGAAAAGTCAGCCATTGCTGGAATAGCTGTTTCTGCCCCGAATACACCATCGCTATTGAAGAAACAAAACATTTCTCCAAGACCCAAGACGTAACCTGAAAAGAAAGGATGGTCAAATTGCAAAGAAAATTGATCACCATTATCGCCTAAATCGTCTTTAGGCGAAAAAACAATTGCAAACAAAATGCGAATAGCACAATCTGCTACCCGCCAAGAAGACTCAAATTCATTTTTAAATGTTGCTCTAATGAAATTTTCGTCAATATCGTCTTCGCTATAATCTACAATTTTATTTTGCCAAAGACGGTCTTCATCTTTTTCGTTATCCATCAATCAAACCCCTTCGTTATTACGTATATGGCACCTAATAAGAAAAAGGGCCAAAATAACACTGCTATTAATGGAGAAAAGAAGCTAAAAACTAGAAAGACTAGTAATGGAGCTCCTAAAAAGAAGAATAACAAACAACCAAAACTAAACAGTAGTTTCATTATTTCTCCAGACATAGAAAAATACCCGCACAATTTGTACGGGTATTTAGCGTATTCAGTACGTCTCGGAAGTATCTCCCCTTGGGCCTTCTTAAATGAACCGAGGTGGTACTGAATCAATTATTTTAAGGCATAATGAATACCTTATAGCTTTATTATACCTTATATCTGCCTAAATGTCAAATAGGCTTATAGCTAGATTCATCAACAGATTCTTTCTCTGCCATCTTAAATCTAACATCAGTAACGTCTACAACTGAGCATTCCCAGCTCCAGTTACCTCTTTCTAGTCCAACACTCATATAAATTAATTTTTCACCAAAAGAACTCTGGTGAAATGAAACGCGGGTTAAGAACCCAGTTGCTTCTTCAGCATCATCTCCGCTAACGATGATAGTCATCTCACGTCCAATATCTAAACATGTGAGCATAGAACCTGGCAACATGTGCGTAGAGTAGCTAATTGGCTCGTCGTGATCGTTATTCCACAAATCTTGTGGAGTTGTATTTCTAACATGCCTATCATTTTTGTCGTACATTTTATCTCCTTTGTTGTGTTTACGGGAATTTCATCCCTAATTTAGCAGCAGCTCGCTTACCGCAAGTAGGCCAGGGAGCTAGCCAAGCACCACCTTTGCTATACCAGTTAGCTACGGTGATTTGCTCTTCTGGGGTTGCTTGGTAGGCATGTTCAGCAAATGCTCTACCGCCAGCGCTTACCCATGTGGAGTGGAGGAACTGTAGACCACCCTCGTATCTACTGTTATCGGTCCAGCTTCCTTCACATTTATGTATCAAAATCCACAGATCCATGTTTCTAAGGTCTAGATTCTTGGTTCTGCGGACTGTTTGCTTCTTTACCTGCTTAGAAGCCTTGTGTGGCTTTCTAAGAGCTTTATGCCTAGAAGTGTGTGTCTTCCTAGGCTTTGGGGTGTTAATCGCTTTAGCGTGGACATGAGACGTTACTTTGCTTTTACTAGTTGTAGATTTTGGCTGCTCGTTGTTTGTAGCAACAATAACTAAAGTAGCCAAAAATATAGCTATAATAACAGCAACTTTGCGTATCATATTTTTACTCTTCTGTAGGGAATATTCGGTCCCAGCACTCACCATGAATTCCAGTGAGCATTAATTCACGTTCTGCGTTTGACCAATCAGGCCAAACATGTTGCACGTGAGCTCCTTGTAAGAATAAGGAAAGTAAGTCTTTATCAACGTATAAGGTGCTGGGGATTCCACATACGGAACATGTGGGAGTAGTAATTAATACGTCAGACTCACTGTGTTCAGTTGTGTTTTCTTCTTCATTCATTGTACCACCACCTTCATTAAATGGCAGTAGGGAGCCACTGGATAAACTCCAATGACTCCCTACTGGGCTTATTTATTCGTCCCCAGGAAGACTTCCTGAAGTTTGATTGATAATCTCGCGCTCTGATGCACGGATCTCATTGAACTCGTCTGGATAACGCTTACTCAACAAAGTAAGCGCACGTTGACGAGCTAACGCTGCTCTTCTAGTTTGCTCCAACAATCTTGCTTTTTTAACTGACGGAGAGAACTTAGAAGTTGACTCTCGTTGTTTCTTACTTGGTATGATCTGTACCATTTCACCCATCATGTGGACAGTCCTTTCTATTTGGGTAAACATATAATAAGCATATATCTGGATGGGAGTCAAACCCACATCTCCCAACAAGCGGAAAGAGAAGTAAAACGCTTGTCAGGTGTCTTGCGTAGGCGGATGGTTGGGGTATACCACTACGCGTTAAACGACCAGATACGTGCGTCCAGTAGGGCTTGAACCTACGACCCACGGATTAAAAGTCCGTTGCTCTACCAACTGAGCTATGGACGCTGAGAAAGGGTATGTAAATCAGCTTCCCCACTTCAATACATACCCTTTCAGTACGCCTGGTTGGATTCGAACCAACGACCAACAGATTAGAAGTCTGTTGCTCTATCCCCTGAGCTACAGGCGTGTGGGGCGACTGGGACTTGAACCCAGGACCGACGGATTATGAGTCCGCTGCTCTGACCAGCTGAGCTACCGCCCCGATACTAGATTAGGTTTGGTGGAACCCATCCCAATCCCAATTTTCTCCCTTTAGCAGTTGTATGGCACGAACCATACCACTAGCCCAACCATTGTTGAATTGGATCTCTCCGTCTTCAATAGCACCAGATTCGGCTTCATCTTGGTCTATTTTTGAGACGATCTCGTACTCTGTTTGAAGAACTTTGATCATTTCTTCAACTGTTCTTACATCATGCGGTGCGTATCCCATTGCTTTCTCCTTGTTGTTGTAGGTAGGTCTCCACGAAGTCTAGCTTCACGTACCCATGCGTGTACGCGTGGCCCTGGAAGGTCAAACATCTCACAAATTTGCAAGACAGGTTTGTTAGAAATAAACGCTGCTGCTCTTATGTAAACGGATACAGCTTCGGAAAATGAGGCTGGATTATCAAAATTACTGCGATCAAGTGGAGGAAGTTCTAAAAAAAGAGCGTCCAAATTTTTGGCAACTTCCCAATTGGCTTCGTCTTCAATTGATTGAATTGGAATGTGGCGAAGAATGTCCGATGACACTGAATTTCCAATGATGGTGAGCTCGGAAATAATAAAACGACCTAATGGATCTTGCTCTAGCTTTCCCTTTACAATGACTGAGGCTGGTGGATTACCCAAAGTTAGCTTTCTAGAAAATTCCTTATTTGAAATTTTTGAGAGTTTAGATAATTCGTCACGAACTAAATCAATACTTTTATTTCTTACTGCTTTTTTAGTTGATTTTGTCATTATTTTATCCCTTGATTGGTTGATAAAACACTCGGCTTCTATTGACGTAAACGGCATTTTGATTCATATCCAACAGTGTTGGTTCCTCGGTGTTTACGCTATCAATTGACTGCTGCAAAGCTGAAATTAGGAGTCTCACTTGTTCTTTAGTGAGCTTTAGCGTATTCAAATTGCACCGTCTGTGTATGCGAAATGAAACTCTGTGCAACCACAAGTTGGAAAAATACTTGTTTCGTAGCTGTTTTCACATTTACCGATATCTACTGAACCATCTGGATGTTCAACTATGTTATGCCAAAGCACTTTGCAACCACAAATACACAAAGCTTGATCTATTTGATATGCAGCGTTGTCGTTGTACATTACTTATCTCCTTGTTTAGTAATTTGTTTTCGTGCCCGAAGTGGGATTCGAACCCACACTGAAAGGATTTTAAGTCCTCCGCCTCTGCCGTTGGGCTATTCGGGCTTAGCGGATTATTAATTCCAATATATCTGAACTTCTCGAACACTGAATACTACTCGGTCATAACACATAGGAGAACTTGTACCACAATCACCACAGTAACAAGTTCCATCGTTGTCTTGATTCCATTCAATATTGGCTTCTTTAGCAAAATACTCAGCAAGCTCACTAGTACCGCATAAAATTGGAACTTGATCTATTTCTTCTTGCCCACAAAGCTCCTCGTACACATCGCTGTCGTTTATAACCACCGCATAACAGTGCTGTTTCTTTAAAATTTTCATTGCTCTCCTTATTAGTTTTGTTGAGCAGTTTAAACACTTGCTCAGGTGTGCAAACAAAGAATCAGGGAAGTGAGTCTCTGTTTTGTTTTGTCTGCTTAAATTGATCTTCCAGATGAGCGACCAATAGAACGAACGTGCTCGTCACTCTTGAACGAAATTGCAAATCCTTGCTTAGGAACTAAATCTAGCCGAAACTGTTCAAGACGCTCTCGTCGCCAAGTTAAGACGCAATCACTACTTGAACAGTGGTCATAGATATTAGATCTTTCTTGACTAAGCTTAGAGTTACAAAATCTACACACTAAATAGCCAATAAATTTAGCATCAAAAGCTTCCATGATTAGCTTTGTTGCTTCGTCAAATTCATCAGGCTCTAGCATTATTTTACAATTTCTGGAGACTGGTACTCGTATTCCCAAGATTCGTCTTCTGCGTATTCTGGGTCTACTAAATTAGTAGCAGCAATAGCCTCGGATACTACTTTAAGGTAGTTAGCGTCCTCAGACGTGTGAGATGGTGTTCCTACAAATTGAATGTAGCAATCTTGTAAGCCATCTTTGCCTTGCATTCTACCAACGGCTTTAAACTCACCCTTTGGCTTAAAGGCTTTTAAAACTCCTTGGTTAATTGAAGAAATAAATGAAGCGCTCTTCCGTTCAGTCAGCTTAATAATCTGACCTGGATTATTGCGTAGCACTTCTGAAAGGTCTAGATATTTAGCGACATATCTATTTTCTTCGTTAGAAACTGGAATATCTTCAACAAACTCATAACCATTTTCTGTACTCATTATTACTCCTTATAGTTTAATTAGATTGATAAAGCTCTGTCTGAATAAACACTCAGACCCATGAAATGCTTTTTACCCTTCATGCGGGTACGTTCATATTCAGTTGTACCTCCCCATACTCCATATGGGGAAACTTCCATTGCATAATCAAAGCACGGAACTTTAATCGGGCAATTTTTGCATATTTCTTTAGCTAAACGGTATGACTTCTCTTCTTCAATATCACTAACAAACAAACCAGGATCTTCGTTAGCACAAAGCCCTTCTTCGCTCATTGTAGTGATGAAATTGTACTGAAGTTCACTCACAGCTGTTCTCCTATTTGGTTAATGTTTTAAGTTCTTCTTTGATTACAGATTCAAAACGCTTAGAACTATCTACCATCTCTTGCATGATATTTACAGAACTAATCATTTCTTTTACCATAGTGCTAGAAATAGATTCTAAATATTTAGGAAATTCTTCATCCGAATTTATGAAGTTAATTTTCTCGCACCATAGTTTTGTAAATGTAATTTGAGTTTCTTGTATTGCGCGTTCATTTTGGATTAAACGCAACGTTTCTGTAAAACGCTCAATAATGGATTCTCTTTTGTACTTGTTAAAACCTGCTTTAAATGCGATAGCAGACGAGACAACTACGATAAATATCCAAATTATATTGTAGGCTAAAGTGCTCATATCTTCCTCTCTTTAAACAATAAAAAACCGCCTCAATTTGAGACGGTAATTGGGTATAGTTTTCCCCAACACATTAATTATACCATATATAAAACAAATTACCTAATTTACTTATCTTCTTCAATTTCTATTAATTCCATTGCTGTTGAAATAACTTGTTTAACTGCGTTTGGAGTGTACTTGCTATACATTTTTTCAGCTAATAAACCAAGTTTGTGTCTTGGATTACTTTCCATGCACAGATTAAGTAAACTTTGAGCGTAGTCTTCTTGATCTTTAGTATACGCATCAATACTTAAAACAACGTATACACCACACGATAAATCGTCTGGGCATACTTCTAATAACCCGTGTAAATATCTTATCGCCGTTTTGTAATTTGGATCATCAGATTCTAGCATAACTAGTTTTGCTAACAATACATCTCTACATAACAGATCGTGTAACGAAGCAATTGATTTCATTTGTTCTAGTTTTTCTTCTGATTCGTGTACTTCCCAACTAAAAAAACGATCTACTTTATCTGATGTAGATATAGACATTTTTACTCCTTATGACAAGAACATGGACATTTCCAGGGGGACGGTGTTTTGCTTTCCATACTGGACTCAAAAATGCCAGCACAGTTTGCGTGGTCGTTAGTCATACACCAACCGCTAATATGATTTGCTACGTGGGTCATTTTACTTCCCTACCGTATCGCATCATCAAAGAAAGTAGCTTTTCTTCATCGCCCTCTTCTATGGCTTCTTCAATTTCAGCTTGTATAGCATGAGCGTAGTAAATTGGATCAATGGTGTAAAGATGATCTCCTTCACCCCATGTTTTGGTAACTGGGTCCATCCAAAGCATTTTTTCCTCCTTCGCTTGTTTTAGGCAAAAAAATAGTAGGGGCTGCAGTATTACCTGCAACCCCTACTATTTGTGTTAGAAGTGAATCTTCTTTGCAATGCTAGCGGCACTAGCACCAAGGCCAGTAGCCTTAGAATTGATTTTGACCAGGAAACTTTGAGCAAAGTTCTGGTTTAGCTTGCTTTTTTCTTTTTCTTGAGCTAAACGAATCAAATTCGCATCTGCATCAAGCTTTTCGATCAGCGTTGTCGGAATTTCTATATCAAGCTTTTGAACATTCTTAATAACTTCTTCAGAGTAAACGGGAGCTTCTTTCGAAAAACTTGTCTTTTTGCGGTTTTTGTAAACCGTCTTGCCTAGCTTGAACGAAAGCTCGCAAATCTCAATTACGCCACGAACCAAGATGTACGTGACAAGACCTGAAAGAACAGTCGCTCCACCTGACTTGAGTGCATTCTTGCTAATCATGATATTTCCTCTTTCTTTTGGTTGGTTGAATTTACCTTGTGTGAGCCTTTTAGCCTCGTACTCAGGAGGTGAAATTTACTACAACTTAGGAATAGCCTTCGCCATCAGTAGCAACAGGATCAGCGTCATCTTCTTCAACGCCTTCTTCGTAGCAATCTACGCACATGTCGTTATCGTAAATTGGTAGGTATTTTTCGCACCACCCGCACGTCTGGATGTAGATCTCCATTTGTTCTCCTTGACGGTTATTGTGGAAGTGAGCCTTTTAACCTCATGCTCAGGAGGCGCTAAATAACCTTTGACACGGGGGGAATCGCAGATTATTTAGCATTTTTTTCCTTACCTCGGGGGGTGAGTAAGGAAACCTAACGCAAAAAGCGCCTACGAATTAAACCGTAAGCGCTTGTATTTTGCGTGTTTTATAGTAGATTGCTATGTATTTTC